GGCAAGGGGTGGAACCTTGCGGGTTGAGGGTTTATGCTTCTGTGGGTGTCTTTCCAAGAATGAAATTCGCGGCTTTGGATGCGGCTCCGGCGGCGGAAATGGCAAGGCTGGAATCGCCTTTTAAGGCTTTTATCCATCCCTGGAGATAGGCGGCGGAATTTTCAAGGGTGGAGTCAATTCCATGTTCCGCGCACAAGAAAGCGGCTCCCATTTCGGCAATCAATTCCTCTTTGGAATAAGTAGCAGACCCAAAGGCGGCGACATCCTCAATACCCTTCCTTGCCAAGCGGGAGGCGTGTCCAGTCCAGTGTGCCAATTCGTGAAACGCTGTGGAATAATACTCTTCCGGCGCGTGAAAGGCTTCCTTGTTTGGCATTTGGATTTGATCGGTTGCCGGACGATAAAAAGCACGGTTTCCGCCGTGGGAGATTTCCGCTCCGGTCTTGGCAATGGTTTCCTCCGCGCGCTCAATAGGCACGAAAGGCACGGTTTCCCCTTCCCCTTCCTGCGTAGGTAATTCCAGCCCGTCGCATTGCGATACGCTAAAAACCGTGTAGGAACGAAGGAAAGCAACCTTTCCGATTTCCCCATTGGCTTTCGTCTTTTCAATGAAATTCCAAAAGATAATCGGATTGCCCTTTTCCCCTTTGCGAACGTTCCCGCCTAGGCTTTGCGCTTGTTTGTAGGTGAGGAAGCCCCCACCGCCTAGCATGGAAAGAAGAAACCAGTTAATCCCCTGGTAAGCCTTTCCGGTGGTGACGTTGTGAGGTGCGGCACTTCCTTTCCAAGGCTTGCGCCAAGGGGCGGTTCCGCTTTCTAGGGCGGAAATGATTTGAGCGGTCACGGTTTCTTGTATGTCTTTCATGTTTTCGGTGTGTGTGTGTGTTGGTTCATGCGGACGCATTCAACGCGGCGATTTCCCCTTGCAAAGCGTAGGATTGGAAAACCCATCCCGCCCCGTATTTCTTCCCGCGATATTTCACGCCTCCGATTTTCCGCGCGGCAGATTCAGTGGCGAGATAGACGGGAAGGTAATAACGGGGGTTTCCGTTTGCGTCGTTGTCGAGGCGGCGGAAGTTTTCGGCGGTTAATTTAAGTGTCGTTGTCATTTTCGTTTGGTTTGGTTTGGTTTGGTTTGGTTATTTGGAGAAAAGAGAAAGCAACCACGCCCCGCCGTCATCGGGTTCCGGCGCGGGAAATATCGGTGGATTTTTCGCCACTACGGCGGCGCGGTAAGATCGGATGACTCTATCCGCCTCGGGGTTGCTATTCCCGATTAGTCCGATACCGTTACAACGATAGCAAAGGCCGTTAGATGGGCGGTAGGAAACTCGCCCCGATCCATTGCACCTTGGGCAGGTGTTGGCGGCAGAAGTCATTGTAGTTGTCATTTTCGTTTGGTTTGGTTTGTCGCTGCCGTCACTGGCAACGCGGACAACCTACCAAGCGTCCGGAGATTGTCCAAATCTTTTTTGCAATAACTCAAAAATAATTTTTCACTTTTTGCTTGCCAAGCTCGCAAGCCCTACAGCCACAAGGCATTCCCGCGATTCCATGCCAGGGAAACAAGCGGGAAAAACTTTCCGGCTAGCGTCATTTTCCGGAGATCAATCACCAGGGAAAGCAAGGCGAATGATTGCCAGGGGTACGTACCAAGAGCGAAACCCAAGCGGGAAACCCAAGCAGAAAGGACAAGGGAAAGGAAAGGACAGGAAGGGAAGGGAAGTGAAAGGAAGGGAAGGAAGGAATGGATACGCTGAAAACCTATTGCCATTCCCCATTAAATATCCACAACAAGTCGCATCCCCTTTGCTTCGCTGGCTGGCATCGCTAACCAATTGCTCTGGTAAGAATAGGATAATCACCGTTGTCTAAAAGTGTCAAGACATTTTTTAATCTGTTAGAAGATACCCGTGGAACATTCCGTGGAACAATTTACTGGCGAGCGTGCTTAGTGGCGTACGTACTGGGTTGCGTACGTGCAAGGCGTGATGAATCAGCCAAGGGTTGCTAGCGTTCCACGTGGAACATTCAAAGCGTTTCATCCATGCGCGTGATTCAAACGTGCGCTTCAAACTACTGGCGACGTTCATTCGAGCAGTACTCACGCGAGCATCATTCAAGCGGTCGTTTCAATCGCAAGTTAGTGCAAATGCGAGTTTGTTGCAATAGGGGGGGAGGGGGTTGGGCGGCGGTGGGGGCTGTTACATCTATTGGATTAACCACCCTCCTAAAAAATGTCCAAATGGCGAACGTGCTTGACAAGGTGTGAGAATCTGGTAAGAGTTGGGCATGAGCAGTCCGGTTAGTTACGATTTGCATGGTGGGCTAATTGGGTGCTGCTAGTATCTTGCTCCTTTTTGCAAATTATCCAATGCCCACAGGGGCTGGAGATTGGTGTAATGATTTAGCCGGAAAACATCATCGGCGGTTTTGGCTGAAGCTAATGGGATAATATGGTCTATGTGCCATTGCCCACGATTAGCCCAGTTCATGCCATCGGAGAATTTTGATTCGATATGCCTAGCTAGTTGATCCCAGTCACAACCGATAATCACACTTGCTTGTGATGTTTTTTTGTAATTTTTGTTTCTGAATGCGCGTGAGACTAGAGACCTTGTTGCCTGAGCAAGTGAGTAAAATGGATCTGAGTGCCGCCTTTCCATTCGTCTTTTGCGCACAACCTCATTGACATGTGTTTTATTTTTTTGATAATAGTCTTTGGCGTTTTGGCGGTGCTTTTCTTTATTGTTCTCTCTCCATTGTTTGTTCGCCAGCGAACATTTTTCTGGGTTTTTCAATCTCTGCTTGCGAGCAGCTTTTTTGACAGACTCATTTTGCCTGATGGCTGAGTCAAAAGTAACCCATCTCTCTTTGCCTTGGGAATACTGCCAAAAAACCTTGCCATCGGCTCGCGTGTCCCATCTTTTATGCCTGACCAAAAAATGGTTGACATTCTCCTTGAATTCAAATACTAGTTGATTCGCTTCCTGCATGCTGTAACATGTTTGAGGTTTCCGATCCTTCGACTAATTCGTTGGATCGGGTTTATTCTAATCAAAACCAACATTTAGTCAATAAAATTATGAGCAGTCCAGTGAGCTACGATCTGATGGGGCAAGGTGGAGGCATTGTGCTTGATACTGGGGAGAGTGCTACTGGGGTTTTCCGGTGGATACAGGTGTTGAATGATGCTACTTTGGATTGCGAGACTGGGGAGACGGCAGGGAACCTTGATCAACTTGCTAGATTGGATGGGATTGTTCTGCCTGCGGGTGTTGGGATTGGTGGGCGGTTTACAAAGGTTCAGGTTACATCTGGTCTTGTAATTGCGTATTACTACTGATGAGTCAGTTTGCACAGAGTGGAAGTGCGATGGATGATGCACAATCCTCTGATGGGGATGGTGGGTTTGTGGGGGTGAATCAGCGGTTGCAGTTGAACCAGTTGGAGGTGGGGGAGGTTAGGGAGAGTCTGAATGGGAGGATGGACGGGCATTGGAAGCCTCGTAAGGGGATTGTGGCACGGACGGGCTCATTGACCAGTGGTGGGAGTCCGTTGCAGTTGCCGTTCTTTTTGATTGATTCGCCAAAGAGCATCAATAATGCTGTTCATATTGGTGATGGGGAGGTAATCGTTGGCTTTCCTGTGGCGCATGGTTTGACCGGAACGGCAATGGCTAGAATCACGGGTTTGGTAGGTGATGCTGAGATGAGTGGAGATTTTGTTTTTACTTATTTGTCTGTAAACACCTTAATTTACACTGTTCCTGGATTGACTTCGATTAGTAATACGACGGGAACATTGTCTACCACTCCAATCAATGACGCTGCTAACGTGAACGTGAGGGCTTCTTGTTTGTTCAGCGATCCTAACTTGGGTAATGCCGAGAGTGTGGTGTTGGCTTTGGATTCTAAAGCTATTCTGGTTGATCTGGATGACTACACTACGGCGGATATTAAATACCCTACGGGAAAGACGTTGGCGCAAGATTGCGATTTGATACAGGCGTTTGATCGTGTGTATCTGTTTCGAGATGGAGTGCAGGCGTTTGAGTGGTTTCCTAACGGTCGGCAGATTGAGGCGGCTAGTCAGAGTGCTTCTACTACCGTTACCATGCGGATTAAAGATCACGGGTTAAGCGTAGGGGATGAGATTGTCGTTAGCGGGTTAACGGGCGGGACTCCTGCTAACGGGACGTTTGCTGTTGCAACAATTACCGATAAAGACGTTTTTACTTATGTTTTCACGACTTCCCAAACGCAAACATTCGGAGTTACTGATGCTGTGCTAAAATCTGGGTTCACCTTAGTTCCAGCAGGTGTTTACACTCAGCCACAGGTGTTTGTTACAGTTGGAAACGATGGTTCGGTAACAAACGGGCTTGTGAGCCTGGATGTTACGGGAAACACAACTATTGTAACTGGGGATACGATTGTGATTTATGAAACGGATGTTCCTGAGTTCAGCGCAATCTCTGGTAAGTCTTTCGAGGTAGCAAGTGCTACAACTACAAACATTTCGTTTTTTGCTCCAGTAGGAGATTTAGCCAGCCTTGGCGGTGGTTTAGAGGTTGAGTTCGGCGGCAGGTTTAGCGTAGGCGGTGGATTCATCCATCAGCCAGCCCCGCCTTGGGGAGTTTACTTTCAGCGCAGGTTGTGGGTTCCGTTTTACTACACACCTGCTGGCACGTTTAGCTCGCCAACCTACACGGATAGGAAGATTACCGATGAGATAGCCATTTCGGATATTTTAGACAGCCATACGTTCGACCAGATTGCCAATCAGTTTCGCATTACGGGTGGGACGACGGATTATTTGGTGGCGATGAAGGGATTCTACGATGACGGCTTAGTTGTCTTGAATCGGAATAGCTTGCATCTGATAAGCGGGACGGCTGGAAGTCTAACCGACACGAAAGTAACGCAGTTAACCACCGAGGTTGGGTGCTTGGCGAGAAAAAGTGTTGTGATGAAAGGCAATGCCATGTTTTTCTTGTCCGATGACGGGGTTTATGCCGTCGAGTTCCTGAATGATTACAACCTTCGTGGTGCAGATGAGCCTATTTCCAAGAATATCCAGCCATACATTGACCGAATTAACAAAAATCTAGCTGCTGAGGCTGTTGCGGTGCTGTTCAACAACCGATATTACCTTGCCGTAGCGTTGGATTCTAGCGCAGGAGCCAATGATGCCCTTGGGAATAACACGATTTTGGTGTTCAACTTCCTGAATAAGGCATGGGAGTCGATTGATACCTTTGGGGCTAGTGATTTTATCATCAAAAACCTGATTATCGGCAGCGCATCGGAGCGCGATAGCATTTATGCGGTAACTTCCTTGGGTGGATTGCATGAACTGGAGGCTACTGAGAGTTCTTTGGACAACTTGGTGTCGGCAGGTGCTACAACTAACTTTCCGATTAACTCTTCTTTGACCACTAGGGGGTATGCCTTGGGCAATCTTGACCGTAAACGGTTCACCGATGGGCAGCTTACCATGCAATGCGTTGATGGTGGGCTTGGTGAGTATGCTATTTCCTTTGCGGCTGAAGACCCTGACAACAATCAGAGTATCGGAACTACAACTGACTTCCTTGGAGGCACGGTTCTAGGGACTGGTTCCGCTCCCGAAGATGAAACGGGGAACATCCGGTTTCGCCTTGGTGGGATTCGTGGCTATGTAGGAAGCCTAACCTTGACACGGACAATCGGTTCCCCTAAGATCACCTCTATTAAGGTCACTGGTTCCGTGACAAACAGACAAATCATTTCCCAATCGTAATATGCCTGGAGTCGTAGAAACAACCGATACATTTGCTACCAATCAAGTGATTACCAGCACGGCGATGAACAACATCATCGACCAGACGTTGTTCACAAGTGATGCGATAGCCAGTGGAAACACAACGCTTGCCTTGGTGGCTGGCAAGCTCAAGGTAGGAACGATTACCTCAAATGAGATGGGGACAAACGCCGTTACAGCCAACGCGATTGCGTCAAATGCAGTAACTACTGCCAAGATTCTGGATGCAAACGTAACCACAGCAAAGATTCTGGATGCAAACGTAACTACCGCCAAGATTCTTGACGCTAACGTTACAACCGCAAAGATTGCAGACGCTGCCATCACTGCTCCCAAGCTGAATGGAGCGCA